ACCAGTTTAGAGTATGCAGGTGAGTTCAACGGAGAAGTTACTTACAGTATGTCCTTTGAATCAGGCGGTGCTATTACATTCGCAACCGTATAAGACTGTGGCTTGGGAACAAGTAAAAGTTAAAGGCGAAAAAAATACTGTTACAGGTATGATGCAGGGCGATCAATTAGATATGCCAAATGTATTAATCGGTAAGAGTGTCAAGGTTAATGGTAAGGACATCTCAATCAAATCCTATGTGGTTGACGAGAGAGATGATATGTTAAAAATCACACTTGCAATGGCAAGTCCAACAAAGGAGAAGTCAGATGACAAACCCACTAAAGGGTCAGATTGAAGTAACGCTAGGTTCTGAAACCTATAAGTGCCGATTAACCATAGATAGCTTAGTCAAGATTGAGGATGAACTAGATACAGGGATTCTTGAACTTGCACAGAACATTGCACAAGCTAAAGTTCGCATAAGAACATTATTAGTCGTATTACGCTATGCCCTTAGAGGTGGTGGCAATGACTTTGATGAAAAGAAAGTAGGGCAAATAATATCTGATGTAGGTATTGTTACGGCTTCTACAGAGGTAGCCAAACTCTTGGTATCTACCTTAAACGACAATGACTCAGACGAGGAAGATAAAAAAAAAGCAATAGAGTAGATGAAAACACAACACCTATCAATTGGGGAGACTTTTATATGATATGTGTTGGTATGATGAATATGCGCCCTATGGACTTTTGGGATTTATCACCTAGAGAGATGTATCTAGCCATAAAAGGTTTTAAACAGTTTAATGCAACAGAGCAAGAAAAACCTATGGATAGAGCAGAACTAGATGATCTTATGGAGTTATACCCTGACTAATGGCTAAGATAGACGAACTAATAATACAGATTAAAGCTGATACCAAACAGCTTCAAGCCGAACTAGATAAAATAGAGGGCAAAATTAAAACCACTGGCGTAGCAGGCGGTGCTGCATTTGGAGCAGGCGCAGGTGGTCTTGGTGGAAAAATAGCAAAACTTAAAGGTCCATTGATTGCAGCAACAGCAGGTTTTGTTGCTATGGGCGTAGCAATTAATAAAGTTGCACAAGTTGGAATGCAGTTTGAAGATTTAAAAGATTCTTTAGATGTAGTATTTGGCAGTATTGAAAAGGGTAACGAAGCAATGGAAAAAGTTTTTACCTTTGCACAAACTACACCGTTCCAAATAGAAACAGCAACCAAAGCATTTATAGCGCTTAAATCAGCAGGTATAGAACCTAGCATGGAAATGCTACAAACATTTGCTGACACGGCATCTGTCTCAGTAGATCAGCTTGGTACATTTGAAGCCTTAATAAGAATGGTTCAGAGGTCAGCATCAGGCGGTATGGGTCTTGAAGAATTAAACATGATCTCTGATAGAGGTATTGATGTTCTAGGAATATTAGGTAGAAAACTTAACCTTACAAAAGATGATATAGCTAAATTTGGTAAGAGTGCAGAGGGTGCTGCAATTATGGTTGAAGCACTTACTGAAGGTTTAAATGAAACCTTTGGTGGTGCTATGGAAACCAAGATGGATAATTTATCCACCAAAACATCAAATATGACAATTGCTTTTAAACAACTTGGCGATCAAATATTTAAAAGTGGCATAGACACCATGCTTAAATCAATGGCAGATAGCATGACAAATTTTGCTAACGGTATTGCTACCGCAATAGCAGCAACTAGGGGAGAAGGTTTAGGAATAGTCTTGACAGGTGATTCTGATGTTGATCTTGGTTTAGTCCAAGATGAATTAGATGAACGAAAAGCGCAAATGAAAGAAGAAGATCGTCTGAATAAATTAGGCGTTGGTCCCCAACAAACAAGATTCACTCACAAAGAAGAAAGACAGGCATTGGAAAGTGTTATTGCAAATCTTGAAAAAGCAGAACTTAAATTAGTTGATGCTTACTTAATAGAGTTTGACACTACAGCAAAAATTAGCGATCAACAAAAACAAGACATCATGCAAAAAGGTCAACTGTTGCATCAGTTTAATTTTTTACAAACCGAAATTAAAAAACTTGCAGGTGATACAGAAATACTAACCGATACACAAGCCAATTTAGGTAAGATATTTGAGGATAATGAATTAAAGTTTGCGCAAATGGGCATAATGACCTTGCCACAGCTAGAAGAAAAATTTAGAGAAGTAGAAGAAGCATCATCTGATTTAGCAACTACCTTTGATGATGAATTAAGACAAGCTGTTATAAATCAGTCACACGCATTTACAACAGATTTCGTTAATTCGTTAATGGATGGTGAAAACGCATTGGATAGTTTTAAAAACTTTGCAAAAAGTATGGTTAGTCAAATAATAGCTATTTTCTTACAGATGGCTGTTGTTAATGAAATATTAAATAGTGTATTTAACTTAACTGGAACTAATGCCTTGCCTACATTTAGTAATACAAAAGCAGGTGGTGGTAAGGTGCAAGCAGGCTCACCAGTTCTTGTAGGTGAAAGAGGAATGGAGATGTTTGTTCCTGATAGTGGCGGTACTATTATGAACAACATGAACACTAAAAATGCTATGGGTGGTGCGCCTATCATAGTTAATCAATCTGTAAACTTTGCTACTGGTGTTGTGCCTACAGTTAGGGCAGAGGTAACAAAAATGATGCCACAGATAGCAGATGTAACAAAAGGCGCTGTAGCTGAAGCTGCAATGCGTGGTGGTAATTTTAGGAGAGCATTACAAGGTGGCTAAATTAATATCAATGCCTGCAAGCCCAAACTTCGTAAGAAGCAATTGGTCGCTTGTAAGAACAGTAGGAACAACAGTAAGTCCGTTTACTGGTAAAACAAAGACACAAGAGTTTGATGGTGTCTACTGGACGGCAGAAGTATCTTTACCGCCTATGCGCAGATCACAAGCAGTTGAATGGCAGTCTTTTCTTTTAGAACTAAACGGTACAGTCAATCACTTTAAATTTGCTGACCCTGATGCACTTACAAATACAGGAACATACAGCACAGCTTACCTAACTTCTGAATTAAGAACTAACAATGCCTCAGTTACACTTTCTTTTAGCAGTTCAACTATAACAGCAGGCGCATCTACATTTAGTGGTGCAAAGGTTGGTGATTTTATAGTTGTTACAGGCGCAACCAATGAAGATAACAACGGCACGCACAAAATAACAACAGTAACAAGCGCAACGGTTGTTGTAACATCAAGCACATTCACAACAGAAAGCAACACAGCAAGCTGCAAGGTTAGAACAAATGTCAAGGGCGCTACTGGATTATCGCTTCTCGCTTCCACAAACGCTGCTAGTGGCACTATTAAGAAAGGCGACTACTTACAGATACAATCAGCTGCAAACACCACAGGCACGCCCACACAGATAGTAATGGTTACGGAAGATGCAACAGCTACAGCAGATGGCGCAAAGGATTTCTATGGTGTAGCTATACAACCTAAGTTAAGGTCAGATTTAGCAACAGGACATTACGCAGTATTTACAAACCCAAAAGGGACATTTAGGCTCATATCTAATGAGGTTAGTTGGTCAGCAGACCGAATATCCAACTATGGCATTAGTTTTTCTTGTATTGAGGTAATTTAATGGCTACTAGGCAGGGTTTAGATAGCTCTATCGTAAATCGTCTAGGCGCAGATGAACAAGCCTTATTTTTTGCAGTTAAAGCAGAATTTGATACAGATGACATTAGAGTGTGGTCAGGCGTAGATGATCTAACAATTAGTTCAGAAACATACACTGGCGCAGGCACATTGTTAAGCGTAAGCAACACAGAGGATAACTTAGAATTAAAGTCTAATGGTCTTGTGGTTGCTTTGTCAGGCATGGACACTACAGTTGTAAATTACGCACTCACAGAAAACTATCAAAACAGACCTATAACTATCTTTATGGGTTATGTAATGGGTGGAACAAATGAAGTAGCAGGAACACTTACTTTATTCAAAGGTAGAATGACTAGCCTTGTTATAAACGATACGCCTGAAGGCTCTACAGTGACTATAGATGCAGAAAATAGACTGGTAGACCTAGACAGACCATCTAACCTTAGATATACAAAAGAATCACAAAACTTTTTACATTCAGGTGATACAGGCTTTAACCGTGTTGCATCTTTGCAAGATAAACAAATTAACTGGGGTAAGTCAGGATATGGTGGTGGCAGTGGCGGAGGCGGAAGCGTAGGAGAAGATGAATATAACCAAAGTTACAGACGAGAAAGAAGATGAGCAAGCTACCTAATTGGCAATCTATGTTTGATTCCTTTGTAGAAAATAACAACTTTCCTTTTGAATGGGGAAAGAATGATTGTTGTAAGTTTAGCAATGCACTTATAAAACAAATTACAGGCGAAGATTTAATACCTAAAAAACTTAAATGGAAAGATGAGGAAAGTGCCATGAAAGCCATAGCATCTTACGGTGGCGATTTAGAAACAAGCATAGAGAAAGCCTGCAACGCAAAGGGCGTAGGTGAGATAAATAAAGCATACATGACTTGCGGTGATCTTGTTGTTTACGAACAAAGTCATGGCTCTTATTTGGTTGGTATGTGCAATGGTTTTGG